GGTCTAGCACCCATCGGTTCACTTTCTTCCATTGCAATAAACTCAGGAGTTCCTGGTATCTGTTCGGGGCGATATTCCTGTTGCAATGCACTAAACTCAGGAGTTGGAGTTTTCACTGGTTGCATACTAAACTTGGCAAGGCTTTCATTTAGTGCCTTTTGCTCTTCCAGCATAGCTTGCTGACTTTTAAATGCCTCCTGACGCATTGCGAACTCCTGTGCTCTAAAATCAGTTAAATCTTTATTTCTTTTAGCCTCAATAAGAGTGCGATCTTTCGACATTGAGTTAATTAAATCAGGGGGAGCATCGGGATAGAGTAATTCAAGACCCTGCCTCAAATTTTCAGCCTCTTTCTGTTTCGCTTTTTTATCGAAATAACTTTTTGCCACTGAACCAATCGCATTACCGAATGCCTGGTTAGCCCTCGCCTGTGCTTCGCCTGCTCTCTGAAAGGCTGAGAAGTCCATCCGTCCCAACCCTGCCTGTACTGTATCGCCTATTGCCATAGTTATTTCCTTCCCGCTAAAAACCCGCCTATTATTGAACCTGCGGCCCCCATTAATCCACTTGCCATTCCACCGGCGGCCTGTTCGCGAGCCGCATAAGTGTTTGCCAGGTAGTTCGCACGATTAGCTGTGTCCTGTAACCCGATATTTACTCCGGCATCAGGATTGATCCTAGTCACCTGCTCCTGTGGTATTCCAAATAAAGCCGCCCTTTCGCCATAGCCTTGCTGAGTGTAATTACTGCCACCTCTGAGCATAGCCATTGGATCGGCTGAAGTAGCACGATTTAGATTACTTGCAAAACCTCCAAGGCTTTGTGCCTGCTGGCGATTCTCGCGAAGGATATCACGCAGGTAGTCCTCTCTGCTCATCGCCTCGGCCGCGATTGCCGCATTGTCCATGTCCCTGCCTCGAGCCACCAATCCCTCCCGAGCCGATTGAGTAGCCCGTCTTCTCATCTCAGGAGATAAGTCCTGAATCTGTGATTCTCTAAACGCCTGGTCGGCTAACTGATTAGCCTGCTCAACGCGAGCCTGCATTAGCGGATCGGACGAACGAACTGCCTGTGTCATGCCAGGACCGAATCTATCTATTAAAGATATATCAGTACCCGCCTGACGCTCTGCCATCTGACCACCAAACTCCTGTGCCCTCATTGCTTCTTGTTCAGCAAGGCTTGCCATCGGATCAGCGGCTCGCTGAGCGAGGCTCATCTGCAAGTCTTGATACTGTGGGTCGTATGTCTGACGAGTCTGTAGTAACTGCTCTTGTAGGCGAGGGTCTGCCATTGCAGATACATACTCACGAGCAGATTTACCGGGATCAAATTTAGGCAACTTGGGTGGTTCTTTTCCACCACCAAAAAGCTTCTGTAAGAAATACGATGGAACGCCTGAGCTATTTACAGGCTCACCTGCTCCACCCGCATCTTTGAGCATCTTTGCTTCTGCGGAATTTATGTATGCGAGAGACTCACCTTCGGGAGCATTCTCATTTAAAAGCCTAGCGGCCTGTGCCAATGGATCTTTGTTTTTATCTTTATGCATGGCTATTAAGTTTTGATGATATAATTTAAAATGATGGTTGGTTGGACATTATTGTGGGCACTACCTCCACCTGTTGCACTTGTAGCCCCTGAGCCTGAACTAACATTATTCGTATTGCCTCCTGAAGTACCGAAATCATCTTCTGATGCTGAGTCAATAATCAGTCCATGAGTATGACTTGGTATCTCTGATGTGGTTAGGGTATGCGTCTCAGAACCACCTGTAGCACCAAGGTTGTCTCCATTAACTCCACCTGACAGACCTGTCAGTCGATCAGCAGATTCTCCTCCCATATCATCCTGTCCGGCAATCACTCGGCCTCGAAGGTCGGGAATATTAAATGTGGTTGAACCATCACCTACTCCGTAGGTTGTCTCAATTATTCCAAATAAACTAGAGTAAGTATCTCTCGATATTGCGTCACCATCACAGAATAAATACCCTGTTGGTTTGTTAATTCCTGCGAAAGGTAAAACTGTACCTGTTGGCATCAATGTGGATATAGCATCGGAATTTAATTTTGCACTTGTAACTGCACCATCCTGTATCTTAGCAGAAGTGACCGAGTCGGAGGCGAGTTCGTTAGCAGTGATACCACCTGATGGTACTTTTAGTTTACCATCTCCACCGCTGATTCCATAGGTCTGACTATTGACGATAATAGTAGAACCATCTGCGGGGTCATCGAATGTCGCGAGGTCTGCGATGTCCATTAATTTCTGTGAGGTGACTTGGTCACCTGATGAAAAGATTTGTCCTGTATTTAGTATTGGCATTTTTTCTATCTCCTATTGAAAAACTGATGTTGTTGATCGATCCGATATTCTAGCGTCTACTTTAGTTGCCCTAACATAAGGTCTGCCGACAGTTGGTTTAATGTCTGCCTGTATACCGAATCCTCTTTTATTTACTCGCAAGCGAACTGAGGCATCCTCCGCAGTTTCGAGATCACTGCCCAATAAGGTAGATATGCTTGTTATATCAGTCGTAGAGTCAGGATCTTCAGTGATAAATTGTACAGTCGCATCGGATGGGTTGACTTCGCTTGATTTAACCTGCAATTCAGCACGACTAAATGTTTTGCGATCCATTGAATCAGCATCGTACTGTCTTGTAGTCAACTGACTGACCACAGGAATGCCGGGGTCTACTGTGGGTGATTGGCCTGCTTTCCGTAAGACCTTATCATCTCCGTCCAAAGAATCTACCTTATGAACCCCACCCTCTTCTGTTGTAAGGTATAATGCATTCTGCGATCCCTCGCGAGCTACTAATAATTCCCTGATCGCAAAGTCTGTAGAGTTTACTGTGTCAATGCTTTCAAAGCCTTGATTTATGAAATTATAAACGATGATCGTATTTAGTTTGTTACCATCACCTGCTCCCACGCTAGAGTCCAATGGTAAAGCTAACCAATAGCGGTTATTGAAATAAACTCCGCATGATAGGTGAGCAAAGTCCTGATTAATGCGGTCTATGTAGGGCTGAATAGTTTCTGATATTGGTTTGCCTGTACCACGCAAGTTATATTCATCAATAAAGTTCACACTGTATATCCCTTGGTCAGATAGAAATAAAATCTGATTAGCCACCTGAACTATAGATTTTCTAGCAGATGCTCCGACCTCGTCTGTAACCATTGTGGTTTTTACATCAGCTAAAGATCCACTCACACCTGTTAATAGGTGAATTGATTTACGATTGAATACTACTACCGAATCCTGTGTGAAACCTTTAATTCCAACTACAAAATCGCTTCTACCTGATGAAATGCGAAACTGATTTCCAATCTCGTCAAATGTGTCTGAGTCTAAAATATCTGATGCGATTATTTCATCACGAATACCTCTGTCCGCAGGTGGCGATGCAGATGAGTATTGATAAGGTAACCATAGTCTACGCTGATGGAACTCTCCGAATGGGGCACCGGGTTGGTGGATAAATCCTTTGCCGAGTGCAAGTGGTTTACTAACTGTCAAAGAGTGATTTGAGTCATCTTTGACTCCAAGAATGAAGGTGAATTGATTTACTGAAGGTACGCTTGTGACTACCACTTCTGAACCAATAAAATTATCATATATCGTAGACTGTGAAGTATGTATTGTAAGTCTGTCACCTACCGCTAATCCATGAGATGTTACATCCATAGTAATCACACCACTTACTGATGCTGTACTAGTATCCGTCAGGTAAGCAGGTGCAGTGTATGCTCCACTATCAACCCTCTCAAAGTCCTCAAAGTATTCCACCTGCGCGCCACTGACATTAAATTCTTTCGTCTGCGACTGAGTCATGGTGACTGTCAACTGCGTGGAGGATGGAACAGTTGCCACTTGATAACAGTCGTTTGGATTGTATTCCCAATTTCCCAATCGTGTGAGCGTGACAAAGTCACCGACTAATCGCCCATGATTGGACTCAGTGGTAATTGTTATTGTCTGCCCCGACTGAGTTGCTTCCGAAATCTGAACTCTGTTTAGAACAGGACTCGCGGATAGGGTTGTCTTACGAGTTCTAAATATGAACATCTTATCGAATCCTTGGGTCATTCCACATGGTGCATCCACAGTCTCCCCACCTTGCTCGTATCGGCACTTATATAGCTTTGAATCTTTAAGCCTAATAATTATGCATAAGTTATTCGATGCTGAGAAAATAAAGTCATCATTCTCTGAGGTAGCATCGGAGAAGACTGCTGATCCATAAACTGCATTTACCCCATCATCATTAAGCGTAAAATTCTCTTTCGTGGATGCGACTGATGTATCTCCGACATTAGGACTCTTAACAGTGAAAGTAGTATCTGCCGCGGTGTCGTTGAAAGTTATTGTTTTGGCAGATGTGTTAATTGCAGTGATTGTATGACTGCCATTTATTGATGCATCAATGTCATCCACATGAACTGTCCCTCCGACCACAAACTCTGAAGCAGGTGTGTCCTGTAGCGTAAGAGTTACCACATTACTTAACCTAGATGCCACAGTAACCACATAGTTAATAGTCGTAGTAATGGAATTTCCCATCGAGGCGACTGATGTTCTACCAACGGGATTGTACGAGATCCAAGGCTGATCCATGTCAGACCAATCAATATCTATATCGCCCCATCTCTGTGATGAGCCTACTGTATTAAATACCTCATTAGTACCTGTAGAAGCATAGGTGATTGTGCGTGTATTGAAGTTTACCGAGGCTAAAGCAAATGTGCCATTCGGATCATCTCCTGTGAAGTTTAACCCATCAATCGTGATGTTATTTCCAACGATGAAAGACAGGCTAGGAGTTTCGTCCAACACTGCGGTGACTACATTGGATGACCTTGATGCAGATAAAATGATATAGGGTAAACGGATTGAATCCTCACCTGTGGTAATCGACCCAAAGAGAGTCGATAAACCTTTGCGTGGTTGCCAAGTACCATCGTCATTCATGCGACCATTCTTTGACAGGGCAACCTCACCGGGTTTTAACTGATTAGGTCGCAAGCGATTATTCATCCGCAGAAAGAAAGTATCACCTTCTGTCACGAAGGGATCGTCTAGCTTGCCATATGATCTGTACCTACTCACTTCTTTATCTCCTGCCACAGTTTCAGAGACATATAAACCAATGTCACCAGGCCGACCGCGATTCCAATTACCGAGTCAAATGCAGACAGGCCGAAGGTGGCCGCTGTGCCTGACATTCCTAATACTGACACTCGATCAATCATCGTCTATTAGGTGATGGCCCGAAATAAAAGCCGAGGATTCCCATAAGGGCCGTTTGCCCCATGTACGAAAGGTGTCCACTACTGAGTGTGATGGGGTCTTGGCTTGCGGGCCACGAGAAGAGTCCGAAGAGGAACTCTGTTCTTCCCTCTCCGTTTGCGTTGGTGATTGAAAGAAATTCGGCTTGCGGAAAGAGGGTGCAGAGCAGGACGCAAAGGCACAAAGTACCAATACCCATAAAAGCAATAATCCTACGAGAAAAATCCCTGAACTCATTATTACCTCCTTCAGCCAACTTAGCTTGGAGCTTAAGAAAATTTTCATTTGCACGACTTTCTCTTGCCACTTCGAGTTCGTGCTTTTGGCGGCGAGCCTCAAATAACATTCCAAACCCACCCTTGAGGATAGCACCCATAGCTGTACTACCACCCCCCGTAAGTAACATAAGCAAGATTTCACCCATCTCACCTAGCTACTCCGTACCTAAATTCGTCCATCAGTTCCTCATGCTTGCCAAGTTGTTTCTCGATAAACAAAAGACGCATATTTTGCTCTGCATCATCAGGCAATGCTCCGAGTTCTCCGCGAGGCCACTTTACCCGAAACTCCGAGTTCATTTGTACCTCGTGCTGTAGACGAAGTATTTCCATCTCTAATGTATTAAGTCGTGCATATATCAGCATAGCTGAGTAGACCACAAAGATAGTTCCACCAAAAACTTTAAGTAAAAAAGCAAGTGGTGTTTTTACATTTGTGTTCTCTGATACTT